ATAAGTTACCTGTTGTAGCTACGTGACACGGTGCATGGAAGTTAATACCACCTGAAAGATTATCTACATACTGCTTAGTAGCTGCGTGTAGGGCTGATGTTGGGTCTGCATTTAAAGTTAGGAAACCTAACATAGTATCTCCTGCTTTATTTACAGGGGTATAACCTAGTGCTGTTGTAACATCAAGTGATGTAATACCTGATATATAACCGGCCGGGTTAGCTGCTGAATAAGGTGTGTATCCTAATGCTGTTGTTATTTGAGTACTTGTGATACCCGTTAAGTATCCTGCTGGGTTAGATGATAATGGATAATAAGATAAGTTATAAGTAGGTAAACCATTAGGCCAGTTAACTCCTGGATTAGGATAGAAACCTGTTAGATCTCCACCTGCGGGGCCTGTAGGAGAACCACCTCCACTAGTAGTTTTAGGTTTACCATCAGGACCTATTACTTGTATAGGAAGTCTACCAAATACATTACCGTTACCATCTACTACTTCCATTACTCAACAGTAAAATAAGCTGTATAGTTAGTTCCCGGGATTGAAGATGTGAGAATTAGTTTATCTCCCTCTTCAAGAAAATAACCAGTTTGATCAATAACACTATCTCCTGCATTGAGTGTATAGCTAAAGATTGTAACTGTGTTGTTTAGTGATTTATCAAATCTTGATAGAGTCAATACATAGGCTGCCGGGTTTGTTGCTGTAATAGTTACAAACCTAGCTTTCTTTGTAGAAGGTACAGTATATAGAGTAGTACCTGTTACACTTACTATGCCTTGTATCGGTATATTAACCATATCAGAAGTATTACTTTATTTTTTCAAGAATAAATGTCCAAGAACCTATTTTATTTGTACCCAGTGCAGACCCAAAACTAGCAGCTAAAGCAAATGTATAAGGAACTGTTACATCAATTATTACTGCAGAAGAATATGCACTTGTTGTATTTGGTACTACAGGAACGGCATTATCTCCACATGTAAATAAAACTGAAGTAAGAACAGAACCCGAATTAGTTATAGTAAATTCACCTTCAATTTTAAAATAGCCATTGTTAAGAGGAGGCATTGAATACTGTAAAGTTGTAGGGCCCGTTAAAGAAACTGGGATGAAATTATCTAAACCAATTGCAAATTTTACTACTTCACCGGATACATTATCATTGTCAAGTATACCTCCCATAGAATATCTATATGTGGTGCCTTCTACTAGAGTATTAGCAGGAATTACCAAAGATCCTATTCCTGATGCTATTAAGGATATAGGACTGTTTCCAGTAATTACTGCAGAACCTGTGGTTTGTAGATATACAACATTGGATTTTGCTTCACTAATAGTTATTTGTGTACTCATTATCTTTAGTTTTATCTACTTATTTCTTCCCAGTCTGCTGATGCATACATACCTAATGTACCTCCTATAGCATCTATTGCTGCTTCTACAATAAGTTCTGTTGCTACACCGGTAAAACTATTTCTTTCAAGCTGAGTTGAGAACAAAGCTTCTTTCAATATATTGATACTTGGAGAACCTTGGTTAGATGAATTTACATACCCTTGTGCAAGTATTCTTCCGCCAGCAACTGATGTGCCTGTAAGATTGTATTCTACTGCCGAATCAGCACCAACTGGTACCCAAGCACCTCCTGTGACTGTTCCACCTTGAACTATTCTCCAAGCATAGTTTTTACCATTACCTAATCCAAGTATAGATATAGCAGTTAATATAACTATAGCATCTAGTTTGGTTGCTGTAAGTTTTACACCTACAAGGGGATAATATGTTGCAGGAGCTGCAAAAGATATAGGTGCGTTTATAGGAGTACCAATAGCTTGTTGTGCTCCTCTTAATTCATATCCACCTTCAGATATTACAGTAGAACAAACTTGTTTTAAAGTACTTGCAGTTGCTGTTCCTGTATTAGTTATCTCATACCTTAGCGGTAATGAAGCCGTGGTAATATAAGTAGATGGAATTAAGTTAGCATGATTAAATCTATGACATACTATAAAATTACCATCTATTACAAACCCTAATCTTACTGTTCCTTCCCCTAACCACTCAATATCCATAAACATGATTTGAGCCTTGGTTATGTCTAAGATTACTCCTGAAGCTCCGTTACCATCTAATGTATCTGCATTCCAAGCAGCTTGATCAACAATAGTCTCAGTTACCAAACCTGTAACTGAACTTCTTTCTACAAAACTTAAAGTGCTGTCTTTTAACTGAATGTAGATACCATTCTCTGTTCCAAAATAACCTACTTTTTGTACTAAATCGTTTTGTGCAGGAGCCATTACAAATGTATTGAATACAAGTAGTGACTTACCAGGTTGATAAGAGAATACTTTTGTAGTTTCTCTTAGTACTTCAGATCCATTTGTACCAGTTACATTTAAGTTTACTAATCCCTCATTTGCACTAAATACAGCAGTTCCACCATTAGCAGTATCAGTATTCCATAGACCATTATCCCTGTATCTATGAGATGAATCAAACAGTGTAAGTGGATTAGATACTCTCAATCTTCCAAATGCATCTGCTAGCATAGGAAGATTAGTAAGAATATTACCACTATTTGATGAACCAGAAGTAGATATTATAGTACCCATTACGCAGTGATCCAGGTAATTAGTAATTCTGTACCAGTTCCATTTGCTATAATATCTCCAGTTCCAAAATAGTTATTTATACCATTAGCATCATAATTAACTATTTCACCTGGTTTTATTGTAACTCCAAGTACAGTACCATTTGCAGCTCCTACATTAGCTACAGAAAAGCTAAATACATTTGCAGGATTTGTCCATGGTCCTGTGACTCTTTGTACTTTAGCAGCTCTTGAGCTTCCAATTATATTTCCAGTAAGAGCATCTACAATTGCTTGTAGACCACGTAACATTTTTAACTGCCAAGGAAAGTTATTACCCTTGTCACCTTCTGATTTTAAATTACCTATTGACATGACTATTAATTTTTAGGCATACTAGCCATTATTATTTCGTATACTGTATTGGCTGTAGCATTATTATCATTTAGATATGCATACTTTGTAATTAAACTTGCAAGTAATGCTTCTGGTGTAAATGTATTCATGACAGTATTTATTAATTATAAATTCTTACTTCAATTATGCAAGGTACTATTGCTTGACCAAGAATATCATCATTATAAGTAGCAGTAAGCAAATCAAAACTTTCTATGGTAATTACATTAAAAAAACTAATTCCATATCCAATTCTATACCCATTTCCACTTGGTACATCATAATCATACAATTGTGATATTGTTACAAAAGCTGATGTAGGAGATGTAAAGACCGGCTCACTAAATAACATAATGTATTGACCTGCAACAACACGTTGAAATGTTACATTAACACCTAATGAATTTTCTAACACAAATGGCGTAGGAGCATTTGTACCTGACTGTATCAAATGAGCTACATAACTTTTATAAGGTACACCTACTTGTGTTTGTAAATCTTCATACTTAATAGCAGAAGGTTGGTATTTACCATCAAATCTATCATCCCTTACCCCAATAGCAATAAGATCTGAATTAGCCAGAGTTTTCTTGATCTTCCTTCCCCTTATCAGGTTAAAGAAGTTAGTAAGATTATTTAACATTACTTATTTCTTTACAGTGTTTCTCTCACGTACTTTTTCACTCCATGTTGGAGTTGTTCTTACCACAACAACTTGTGGCTGCTCCTCAACTTTCTTTTTCTTTGCCATGACAATTAGAAATTATATAGTTCGTAGTATAGATAGAATTTTCCAGTAAATATGTTTTCATTGTCTACTGCAGTAACATTAAGTGTAACATCATCTGCAGGTGAAGCACCCCCAACGTAATTACCAGGAATATCTAATGTATCTGAAACAACATATTCTCTACCTGTATTTGCAACAATAATATTAGATATTGCTCCAGCACCATCACGTTCAAGTGTAACCACAGCTCCTGATCCAGGACCGGTAGTAGTAGTAGGCAAGTAAGTATAAATCTTATTTGCTTCAGCAAGTATAGTCGTAGATGTTCCAAGAGCTAATGAAGCTACTCCTCCTATTTCTACAGAACTTGCATTGAAGATTTCAAGATTTAATCCAGGAAGTGCACCAACTGCAAGAACATACGGGATAAAAGTATCACCTAATTGATCTGGATTATAATATGGAGTTGCTTGATAGTACACTTTATCAAGATCTGAAAAATCCATATCTGGGTTATTAATGGTAAGTCCTACTGATGTTGCAAAGTTTGCAGCTGGGTCAATAGCATTAGTAAAATCCATAGTGATCTCAATAACTCCTTTAGGTGTAGTTACGTTTACTGTACTAGTAGTATTAAGATCTACTGTATAATATCCCGTATTAGCTACATCACCTGCTAAAGACAGATCTTTAATAGGCATTGCATAAGTCTTGTACTTATCATCCCTTTTAAGGAAAGATACATCTGCACCAATTGCTACTAGATCTGTATTTGCATTATTTGCTGTTTTCTTAATGAGACGCTCTTTACGTAAATAGAGCCAGTTTAAAATATCCATGGTATATAAAAATTATGTTACACTATAATATACTGAAAACTTTTTAAATAACAAAATCCCCAAGAAAATTCCTGGGGACTTTACCTAAATTAACTACTATTCACTGAAAAAGAGATACTAATATATAAATATTATTCATTAGTAACTGACTCATAAGTTTTTTCAAACACATCTGGTTTACATGCGTAGAACTCACCATTAACTCCCTTGATAACAAAGTCATTTACTGTAGCTTGCATATCACCTTCAAGTGTTCTAATTACTAGTTTTGGCTTTACTGTTTCAAAGTCTACATTAAAATAACAGTCTTTGCAAAACTCAAATACCTTATCTCTGTTATCACCCGTCCACTGAAGAGCCTGAATTACTACAGGCTTCTTTCTATAAAACTTTACCATACTATTGCAACATCACCTTCGCTCAACATGAGCTTAACATCACCTTCTATTTCTACCTTCTCTGCATTCTGGAGTGAACCAGTAGTTACATATACTTTATCCCCCGGTGATACTTTCTCTACTGTATCCCCCGTAGCATAAACATTAAGCTTAGTCCAAAGCTTCATAGCTTCTTGCATTACTGCTTCCTCATCTTTTGCTGTAAGCTCAATTACTGATTCCTTCTTCTTAGGAATATCAATCAGGATTCTTCTCCCCATCAACTTCATCTGTGTAATGTTTAAGTGTTATTAATTTTACTACTGCCATTTGTGCATTAACTATCTCCCCCACGGCATGATCAAACAGGAGACTCTTAAGCGGGTGTCTATTATTCTCTGTGTAATCCTTCTTCATTATCTCTGCTATCTCAGCAAACATAGACTTAATTTTAACTACAGTGTCTTCTGATTCTGGATTATAAGTAATTCCAATAAGCTGTTCACCAAAGCTTGGAATCTTTGTTTCTTTAATTTCCATTACGCATCATATGATTGGTTAGACTTAGATACTTTCTCTACACGAAGGTTTTCAAAGATACTATGCTTAACTTGTTCTAGTATTCCTACTAGAGTTGCTGGGCTAATACTACCAGATGCATCACCCATTTGAACTACTATTTGGTCATCCTTATCTATGATGACTTCAAGTACTACTCTATCTTCCATATTTAAACTTTGTTGGTTTAAACAAAGATAGTATAAAAAAAATAAGCTCCAAGTTTCCTAGGAGCTTATTATTCGTCATTTATCCATTAATCACTATGCCAAGCAGGGCTCTACAAATGTAGAACTATTTTATTTAATTACAATATATGATGAATATTTTTTTTGTAACTCTAAATCATTCTTATGTATATCATATTCTTCTACTGATCCATAAGCATCACACTTGTGTGAGGTAGACTTACATGATGCCAACATAATCAAACCGGTAACTACTAATAACTTTTTCATCTTCCCTGTCCCCTATATAATTTCTTGTAATTCCTAGACTTCTTTGAAACAGATGTTTTAGTCTTTGCATGTACGCCTGGGCGTGACACCTTGTTCTTTGCATATGCTCTTACAGCTGCATCTTTAACCTTTGCCATAGTATATCCTTTTTTATAATATACTAATTATTATTTTCCAATAAGAGGATCTATTGCTTTTTTCATATTTCTACGAAACGTAATATTACTTTTAGCTTTTATATCTCTATGAGTAAACTGCCAAAATTCTCCTGTACTATTTATAATCACAGTATAAATAGTGTCTGTCTCATGACCATAGTCTGTTATCATCCATATGAAGCCTGAGCCTTTTGGTGTATCTACTTCTACTCTATTTTTAGGTTCATACATCATATTCAATAATTTTAATTCTTTCATCTCTTCCTACTAGTTGCTTGTATAAGTCTACATCACTAGACCATTCTTGACCGGTCCAAAACTCAAACCCGGGATAGTTAGCTTTATACTCACAACATTTTTCATACCCACCTAAGAGATAAACATATTCACAATCAAGTAGCTTAGCAGTCTCACATTCATAGTACTGAGCAACTGTACCTAGGGATAATTTAGGGTCTGCATAATCCCATATAAACTGATATGCTACAAACTGTGTTTCAAACTGTTTATATAAACTAATCCCTACTAGGTAATCTGTCCAGTATTCTATAACCTGACAATCTTTAAAAGACTCTAACTTAATATCTCTTTTAAACCCATGATAAGAACAGTACTTTTCATAAAGCTCTTCATACATCTCTTTATGAGCTAATACATCTCCTACAGCAACATTAACTTTCTTAGATAATTTTTTTGTAGTCTTTGTGGGTTGATAAATACTCAGATCTAATCTAGTGCTACGCTCATTATACCATCTGCCCTCCCATGGTATCCATCCTTGCTTTAGTGCATCTATACAAGATTCATTTGGTTCTAATATACCATAGGCACAGTTAATGATAAGCTCTAGATCACTGACTTTACCAAAGCCTTTGATATGGTCAAAGTATACTTTCACTTAGTAAATTTATCTAGCTTAAGCATCTTCACTATCCTATTAGTAATATCTTCTGCTTCAGATATTGTCTCTTCTTCCTTATCCCGGATATCCCAGTTATTAAGCAAAATAACTATATGCATAGCCTCATGATTAACAAGGGTAATATCAGTAAACTTTCCAGTAAAGTGTTTTTTGTTCAGAAAGAGAAAAGGTTTATACGGGGCTTTTGCTGTAAGCTTCTTGTCCCGGGGATCATAATTAGTCCAACCATATATATAAACACCATTACCTGTAGTCTTATCAACTTCTTCTGCCTGGGCATCTTTACGGTTCAACCCGTGCATCTCTTTGACACCATAGTAATCAAAGATCTCAGTAGCATCATCTCCTATAAGAAGAACAAACTTCCCCATATCAATCTTCTTCATAAGGTAAAGATAAAACAAAATACTATAAGGGTAAAATTTTAATACTATAGTAGAGCATGTGATGGGTCCTATATCACAAGCCCCCCGGCTGCCGCGCAAGGGTGGGGACCCCCCTTGACTTGCACCACGTGGGAGCAATCTTGCAGCAAAGCATGCAACTTTTTTCCCTTGTCAAAAAGTTTTTGCTTATGCTGGATTGCATGCTTGTTCAGACAACCCTTTACTCATTTTGTAACATAAACTTATACAAAATGAAAAAACAATTTTCTTGCACAGCTTTGTTCCAGTACAATGCCAAGGATGGCAATTGGGACCAAATCATCATTAAAGCCTCTGATGTGGCAATGCCACCAGAGACTTATGAAGGTGTCACTCGGCCAAAAACATATTGGCCAGTTCACACCAATTATGCTCAGGCATGCAAACTTGTCAGCGGTATGACATACCTTGCCACGTTTACACTCACACCTGAGCCGGGCCAACCTCATGACAAACTCAGTTTGTCTGATATTGACCCAATCAAGAGCAAGATTGAGCAAAGACAGCTTGCTGCCGAGCTCAAATCTGCTCAATGATTGCACAGAGTAACAGAAATGTTACTCTTTTTTTCTTCACATTTTTTCACAACAACTTCTCTTTCTTACGCAGACTATGCACATCCTTGTTTGGACAACCCTTAACTTAACATGGACACAAGCAGAAATGCACATGTGTTCACAGGTAATTCACTTTATTTATTCACATCTTAAAAACTTACACAAGATGGCACTTAAAGCAACATGGTCTTTCTCAAGAAAAGACACAACAGGCAAAGCAGACGAATTATTGGCACGTGGTGACAAAGGAGTTTGCCCAGAAGGACACAGACATTTCTATACTGTCTCAGGTCCTAAAGAAGAACTGCAGTTGTACATTGACACTGTCAAAACAGCAACATTCAATCCGGTCAGTGATGATGGATCAGTTATCTTCTCAACTCTTTATCCAAGCATTACAGATGAGTGCACACTCTACAGATCACGCAAAGTGAATCCAAAGACTGGCACTTATAACTACGGTTTGGATGAATCAGGCTTTACACGTCTTACTGGTCAGTTAGACAGAGTTAAGAATGAGAAGATCCAAGACATTCTCATCAATGCAAAGGCTTACAGTGTTATGGGGCTCAAGCCAAGTGCAACTGCTGTACAGGCAATGAACAGCATTGACATTGATTCTGTAGATGATGACACTGATCAGGACACAGAGGCTCCAAAGCCTAAAGCAAAAGCCAAAGTAAATCCAGAGAGTGAAGCAGAGTAACTCAAGGATTTCACATGATCACACAGGGTGGGCACATGCCTGCCCTGTTCTTTAACAATTCAATCACTTAACCTTACACAGCATGAATCCATTGTACTCAATTTACAACACTATCTTCACATATACTAAAGATGGTATTGAACACATCACAAGTAATCCTTACTTAGCATTAAAAAGAAAGGCACAAGGTCTTCAGGTTAAACGTTACATTATAACAGAAGAAGGCACTTATTCATGGTCATGGGAATACAGTTATCCACCTACAATATAACAAACATTACACATTATGAAACCATTTGTTACAAAAGGAAAATTAGTTCTATTCATTACTGAACAAGACTACACAAACATTGAACAAGCATTTGTACATGCAGTCAAATTAGGATACAGGCTAGAATCAGAAACTAGCAATCCTATCATAGGCAAGACACTTATAATGGTACAAGACTACACAGGTCTTTCACCATACAATAATAAACAATCCCCAATTACTATAGAGTAATCTACAGTTTATGTTACACAAGACATGAGCAGGGCTACACAAGCCTTGCTCTTTTGTCTTTCTCATATCCTATTTGGACAACCCTCTACTCAAACTGATACAGGATATGCAGATATATGTACATTGAATACTGTTAATTGTATATTCTCCCTGGTCACTGAAACTGTATCAGCGTATGCACATGTGTATTAAGTATTAACTATTCACAATATACTATTCTTGGATTCCTAAAGGTAAACAAGTCTTGGAAATTACGGGGTGAGTATCCAGTAAACACTGGAAAACATTCTTGGATTCCTAAAGTTGAGTATAAATAATACATAATTACTTTAAGTAAGAGGGGCTAAGTAGTTGAGAATCAATCATACCTTATACTCATACTACTTAACCAAAGCTCAAAATACACACATAAGTAGCCACTCTTCACTGAGTATATGGCTATAAAACACTGCAATCAATTAAAACTATACATATGAAAAGAGAGTATATGATTACAACTGTATTTGTTCTACTATCTATTGTATTCTTTACTATAGGATTCTCTATAGGAGACATTAATAGAAGAGCAACAGAGTCTCCCGCGGATATATCTCAGGACTGGTCTGATGTTGGTGGTAACATTGACATAGAATACTACTTAGAAGTATCTGAAGATAGTATCTGGATAGAAAACTACAATACCCACAAAGTATATGGTGGTAAGTATTCAGATCTTGACAGTCTAATACTAATAGACAATCTTTAATTAATACGTAACCCTTTTATCTGATTACATATATGTATGATTACTCTTTGTATGAGTATTACTTTATTAAGTAGTCTCATAGCCACCCGAGATTATCCTGAGTATGATATAAAACTACTCATTCATTAGTATATTCACCCTCAAAATAAATTACATGGAGGATAACAAAGTAATACTCTTTGAGTATACAAGAAATGGTGTTACTTATTACACCCCAAATGAAATCATTGCCAGCATGCGCAGTGAAGACGGTAAGTACTATAGCATAGAGTACACACTGTAAATTAATTACCAATATTACTCTCATCCAATTGCAGGATAACATACTACCAATTGGCTTATGATGCCTCGGTGTTGGATGTATGTCAAGGGTTGCAACCTTGTGAGAGTACCATATAACAAAGAGAACAACTCGTACCATGGGGTTGCCTGTTAGATCAACAATGGTTAGGTCGTGGGCTTTAGTTCTCTTTGTTTTATTAATGCACCATTCCTGATTCCCAAGGTCAGGCAGTTGTAAGTATCATCTTAAGTTCCAAGAGAGTACTTGTGCATCACGAGTGGAATGTAGACTGTGAAACCGTAACGGGTGGAGTTTATGTACTTGCACAGTGATCTTACAACTGAGTGCAGAGGGGTATAAACAATAGATTAATAAAACTTAAAACTCAACTCAAATGAACTATCTTATCAAAACCCAATCAGGTAACATGTACTCTTACTATACTACTAAAGACCTATCTAAATATATAGGGAGTAGTACACATATCTCCATTGGAGATGAATCATTCACGATACTACAAGTGTTAGAAGAGTATACTCCCTCAAAACGATATATAGGTAATGAACCTTATGTTGTAACAGAACCTTAATTTAAAACTTAAAATGAAAACAATTAAATCAATAACTGAAGAAAACTTTTTAGAGTATGTTATACTTACAAGAAAGTTGAGAAAACATATAATGGTGATGGAATCATTGATGATTTTTAATAAAAGAAAGGGTAACAAAACAGGTTATTTCAAGAATCAAATTGAGATAGCAGAAAAAAACTTCTTGAAATACAATAGACAGGTGCAAAGCCTGTATCCTAATGCACTAATCTGACCTTGGTCAGGCAGTTGTGATACTAACATGTAGTTAGCCTGTGAGTATACGGGATGCTGGAATACCAGTTATCACAACTAAGTGCAGAGGGGTCAAATAATAGGTTAGTAAAAATAGTTTAGAGCGGAACGGTTCCACTAACCTATGCTACATTGGTGGATAACCTCTGTAGCACTAATCTATCTTTGATGCACTGACACAACTAATGAACAGAGGCCGTCATCACAGGATTTATTCTGTCTATCTGCCTAGTAGTTAGTTGTGTCTCAGTGCAAAAAAGTATTAATCAGTAACCAATTAAACACACATATATGATTTCAAATTTGATTTTGGAAATTGCTGTATTAGTAACAGCAGTAAATGGTTCTTGTCCTAAAGAGTACAAAGAATCATTAAGTAAATTACAGAAGAGTGATTTGCTTATGCTCAAAGAATCTTATGAGCAAGAACTCTCTATTGTTACAAAAAATTGATGCATCTTTAGGATGCAGGTGGTTGGGAAGCATACCTTATGAACTTTCAAAAGTGCAGCCGTGCTGTTACACATTTATGTGGCTATACAGATAACGCGGTCAGTAGAAGCACCAGAAGAGCTAATAACTTTAGGCTCTTATTTATCAACTCAAAAATCAACTCAAATGAAAATTCACTTAAAATCTAGACAAGGATTATTTACTGTAGTTACCTATGGTAGAAACTCAATAACACTGTGCACTAAGCATGAAACATTTAGTGTACCATCTGAAGACTTCAAATGTTTTGCAGGTGGTGGATGGGCAGAGTCTACAGCTGAAGAACAAAGACTGTTTATGTCAGTAGTAGCTCCTCTTGCTCTTCAAAAAACAATGGAGATAGAAGCAAAGATAACTGCAATGGCAAGTTTAATTGATATCAGAGACAAAGCAAAGAATCTTGCTTCTGAGTATATATCTGCTATTGCTGCACAAGAAGGAGAAGACTATGAAAATACAGTTCTCAATACTGATGATCTTGAAGATTCTTATGAAGCTGAAATGAGAAGACAAGATCTTGCAAGAACTCCTGAACAATGGTATGCTAAAATTCAAGAGAAGCAAGATGAAACTGAGAGATTAAGAAAGAAACTTGTAAATATTGCTTCTAAAGTCTATAAGTCACCAGTTGATTTATCAGACTTTCAGAATAGCAATGGTATCAAGTTTATTATACAAGTTGCCCATGATGATGAAACAGATTGCAGAATGTGTTTTGATCCATATCAATTTGTAGAGAACTTTCATAGCTCTATCAGTGAAGTATACCGTAACAGCAAATATTTTACTGCTAATGGTGGATGGTTGAAAGTAATAGGTAATGATGTTATCCTTTACTATAAATCAGGAGACTATGGTGTGTATAATGATACTGTTGCTATAGAGTGTGCAAAGAGACTGTTCCCAAATAAAGAAATTCATTCTTATGCGGGAAGACAATGGGATTCAGAATTAGATAATCTATTTACAGAATTACCATTTTAACCTGCTGTCCTGAGTATGACGTTTAAAGTGCTCATTTAACTTAAAAATTAACTCAAATGAAAACTTACATTGACTTTTATAACTTCTTTAAGAAGTTCTCTATTCAGTCTCTTGAAGAGATTAGAAAAGAGATTTGCCTAGATGGTAAGAGTAAAATCAATTCTCTTAAACTAAGAGTAATTGATGATCTATGCTATCTTAAACAATATGATATTCAACTTTAAAACCAACTCAAATGAGAAAAGCAGAAGCACTTCAGAAAACAAGAGAAAGATTTACTAATCTGTTAGATGGTAAAATTCTTCCAAGGTACAGTGTCACAGATATTATTGTATATTATGAGACACTCATTGCTAAAAATGCAGCACCGGTAATTAACCGTGGCAGTGGTATTGTAGATAACTTTATAGAGGAACAAGTTAGAGACTATGAAGAAGATGATGACTACTGTTGAATTAACTATGCAGGAGATATGGCAGGCCACACGGCCTGTCATACAGAAGAATAAGAAAAAGTATACACGTAAAACCAAACACAAGAAAGATGAGTAAACTTAAATTAAACTTTGCTACTCGTGTAGCAAGTATGGCAATGGCTAAGAGTGAAAGCTCTAATGCTTACAATGTTGAGAGAACAAAGATACAGTCTGCAATCAATGCTAATCCAGTTCTTATTGACAGGTCTGTGTTCAAGAAAACAGAGATAGAAAGATTAGAACTTTCTAATGCTAAAAGCAAATGGAAGAGAGCACAGAAGAATCAAGGGTAATTATCTTAGCTCATCAGAATAGTTTTGATAGAAGCAGAGAGTTTCTACAGAAATCAGTTGATGAGCAAAGATTCTTATTCTATGAGAACAGAATTACTGACTTTCATTTGTATAAAGTAATAGAGACTGATACTCACATCTATTGGAGTGAAGATAAGTTTAAACCCAAGTTTAACAAGAGTTTATTTTATATCACTACAGGTGTCTCAGGTATTAGTTTTGACAAGAAGACCAGAGACCTGAAATTTTGGTTTGGCAAAACACCACATCCATTCATTATAGAATCCTTTTTAGGACGTATGAATACAGGTTGGTGGTGTGAGCTACCAAGATCATTTCAGGAGTATTTTACTCTCTCTTTGGCTAAGGCAGTTGCAAAAAACAAAATAAACACAATAGAAGATTATGCTACGCACTTGTGTAAGCGGTCATTGATATTTAAGAATGTAGATCCAAAGTCTTTGTGTAAAATGATATATGTACTGAAAGCTCAAACTGATATATTTCATGTGAGCTTAAGCTATATCGGTAGTGCATTGTCTGTTGCAAAAGATAAAGATGACTGTATAGAGTATTTAATTAGCAAGAGTCATTATTATCATACTGAGGATGCTATTAGATATGCACAGGCTCTTAACTTAAAGATTGACTTTACAAATCTTGATGATGAAGCTGAAAGACTTAGAAAAATCTACTATGTTACAAAACAGCTGTATTGTCCTGATGATGCAGTATTACCATTTTAAAACAACTGATTATGAAAAGTATGATTTTATTAATCCAGCTACTTGCTGGAAAGCCTGATTATGAACCAATGGAGTTAGTTATTGATATACAAACTCCAATTGAACAATGTGAATGGTACTACATTGAAAATGACAAACTGTATGACCTGGGAGTACCTGAGTATCAAGGGTCTAAGTTAGTTCTCTATGTACAACAGTACCGTGACTATGAGATAGTAATAAATAATCATACTATAATCTCAATTACTCCTATGAGTGATGATATTATAGATGAGAGAGATTTATCTATCTCAGCACACACTAACTACGAGTTTAGACATGGAGTATTAGTATTTGAACCTTTAGAACTCACATCCAAATGAAAACATTAATCGTAGTATTTACAGCACTGGCAGTAGTTTTTGCCGGTGTTGTTCTTGTAGTAAGACTTGCTAACTATTTTGAGAAAGATGATACAAATAAGTCTTAATGAGTCTGATCTATACAATGTAATTAAGAAACATGTAAAGAATGAGGATATTGCACGTTTACTGTGTGATACTCTTGGTTCATCACATCCTGGTACAGAGTGGCTATTTAAAATTCATTTAGGTGCTAAGTATCCTGAAGTACCAGCAATAGGTGCACATGGATACATATCTATTGAGAATTATAAAGGCTGGTCTGGTGATAAGGATAAGTACAAAGACTCCATGTTTAATCAACAAGGGTATATTCCTGTTACTGTAAAAAGTTTTCAGGGGTTACACAACTATTATCCACTAAGAGTACTTGCCCCAGGAGCAATTGATGAACAGACAGGGGAAGCATGGAATAATGAATTTGCTGTTGATGTAAAGGATTTTATACCCACTGATGAGTTTGATTTGTACTAGTTAGCTATATAGTGCAATCAAAGATGTGCTGTAATTTACACTTAAGTTTAAATAGCATATATTTACTCTTATTTGTAAAATTGTACTATCAATTACCGAATGGCAAGACTGTCTACTTAACAGTAGAAGAATATCTAGATCTCACTGATGCAGATATACAGTACTTGATGTCTCTAGACTACGGTGAATCAGTGCTTAATCCCTTCTATGGCTCTTGTGTGGATAAAAAAGAGTCTGAAAAAGTCTATGACTTTGAGTGTTTACCAGAGTCAGATGATGAAATTGTGAATATGCCTTCAGATGATATACCATTTGATGACATTATAGATTTATCGGATCCACTTGAATAATAGTATTGTTACTCGCGATATACAATACTACCACTTATCAAACAACTTGAGTAATTGTTGATATAGTAATTTCCTACTCAAAAAGTCAATTCATTTATTTATTAATCAAAATTTAGAGCTATGAACTCTTCAGTTAAAGTAGTAGCAGATGCTACATCAGGTGCAGTTGTTAATGTTTCAGAAAACAACCCAATTTACGGTTACATTCGTTTAGAGCAAACACGTGTAATGATTGATGACAATGGTTTTGTTAAACCTAAAACAATTTCTACACTATTGCAAGGTGAAGTTGAAACACTTCAGTCTCTTGGATTCTACAATGGTCAGGAACTTCCAGGTAAAATTTCTATTATTGAGTCTCTTGAAGCATTTAATAAGAAGAATCCTGAGCGTGACCTGAAAATTGCAGGTGAAACAGGTATTGTTTGTACTGTAGCAGGTGCTCCAATTTACCGCAAAACTGTATACTCAGCATCAGTAAATGCAGAAGATACATTGATCAAGCATGACAATGTAGATCAGCTGAGAGCTGCTTATGCAAATAAGTCTGCTGCTATCAAAGCAAATACAAACTTTGATGAATTAGGTAATTAATACCTGATTAGGTAGAAGAGAGAGTGGACTTCGTCCACTTTCTCTTTTTTTTATTGTAATTATTAAATGTATATCAATATGGAAAAGTTAAACAAAAGAAAAGACAGATTTGAGTACACAGGTAAACTTGAAGAGTATCAGTTAATGCCTAAGAAACTCACAATGGAGTATGAAATTGATAAATATACTTCGTATCAAAACTATCTATACAAAAGAGCTTTGTATGGACTTAATGCCCTCACACAACAAGAGCTTACTACTATGTGTAGTAAAAAGAAGAAGAGGATTGAAAGAGTATATCTAAGAGGACAACAGGTAATTAACCTCCACAAACAGAAATTGACAAATCAAATCACAAATCTGTTGTTCAATAGATTATTTCCAGAGTCTCCAATTGCTCAGTTCTTTACTAACAATAGTGAGACTGATGATAAGTTCAAGAATACCCTAAACTTTAAAGATTTAAACATCACAAAAGATGATATTATTTGTATCTTTATTCAAGAAGGTGTTCTACCAAAGAACTTTATGGAGATCTCTACAGATCCTAATCAATTGCCAAGATTAAGAAATGCAAGCAAAGAAAAAGCTGTGCTCGGGATGTAATACTGAGCAATATATTTGGAAGAGACACCTTGGGGAACCTTACTGTAAGACATGCTGGAGTTGCCACAAAAGCAAAGACCCTTCACAGAAACCAACACTTATCCCCAAGGTCTCTTCTAAACGTAAAAAACTAGATGATGAATATCTCAAACTAAGAGAGAGATTCATGACTGAACATACTTTGTGTGAGGTGAAGGTAACCGGTTGTATGATGCATGCCACAGACGTGCATCATACATATGCCGGTGCCAACAGAAATGTGTATTACCTTATACAAAGTACGTGGTTAGCAGTCTGTAGGAATTGTCACAATTGGGTGCATGAACATCCAGAACAGGCTAGAGAATTAGGTTATTTAAAATGATGTATATGATTAAAAAAATAGTAAGGAATCACACAAACTGTAAAAAGTGCGGTGTAGAACTAATTGAGAGAAATAGTAGGTTATCTACATATGATAAAGATACTGGAGTTTACTTTCTTAAAAGTACATGTAACCACTGTTCAAGAAAAGCTAAGTTCTGTGTTTATACGTATGCAACTCCAGAGTTAGAAAAGTTTGCTGCTAAACAAGCTAAAATGCTACATGGTAAAAGTTACTATAAAAGAATTATTAAGCCTAAAAAAGAAGCTGTCAAGATTCCTTATGTGGAACCAAAAGAATGTAAACAATGTGGTGTTAAACTTTGTGATAAAAATGAACTGTATATAGTTTCAGCAGTTAATCACAAGAGTGCAAAGTGTAAGACTTGTACATATGGATATAAAAGTTGTAAAGTGGTTTATCCTACTGAAGAACTTCAAATTTTATCTAAGAAAAACAATATAAGGTTAAATCTTAAAATAGATAAAGTTAGAAATCCCGAAGTGTACAAAGCAGCACTTAAGGTAACCCTTGAGAAATACAAAGACAAATACACAGTTAATCAAAAGGTTTACTCCAAAAAACAAAGAACTGCACTTGGTGATGTTTATATAAAACAACGTATTGCTGGGAATCACAAGTTAAATGTTCAACAAATAACCCCTGAGTTAATTGAAGTTAAGAGAAAACAGTTAGAGTTAATAAGAACAATTAAACAAATAGAGTATGAGCAAAGTAAACACAAAACAGATTAAGGATGTTGCTGATAAGTCAGAACAAATTGGCAACAAGGCATATGACACATTCAATAAGAGTGGTAAAATTGAAGCTGGGAAGCTTGCTATTGCTGCATTTAAGAACACACTGTATGCAAACAGTCTATTGATTAAGAATGAGAAAATCTAACAACTTAAAAATTATGATTATGGAAATGATTGGAAAAGAACTTAAAATTAAGTATGCAAATGATTACTCAAAGTTTGCTGTATTGCCAATGAATAGAGCAATAGATAGTAAACATGTACAGAAAATGATTGCAAGTATGAGGAAAATTGGAGTAGTTAGAACTGTTATTACTACTACTACAAATCTAATAGAGGGTACAATGAAGACTTATATTATTGATGGTCAACACTTAGCTACTGCTCTTGAAAGAGAGGGTTTACCTATTCCTTATATTGAAAGATCTGTTCAGTCTGAAGAAGAATTAATTGAGATTATGGCCTATATGAATAATTCAAGTAAGTCATGGGACATGATGGATTTTATCAATGCATGGAAAATGATTCGTCCTGATTACATGAAGTTATTTAAGTGGAAGAATATGTATGATATTGAAGTTACTATGCTTGCAATGATAGCTATCAATAACATTGCAATTAGACATAATACATCCATCATTAAAACAGGTAACTTTATTATTACTAATCCACAAGCTGAGCAAATGTGTAAAGCATTTAATGAGATCTTTATAAAGATTGGTAATGTAGACAGACCTGTTAAATTTCAGTTTCTTCATGCTTTTTTACAAGCTTACAGTACATACAGTCATCAAAAAGTAATGGCAAATCTTGATAAGCACATCAAAACTGTAAAGCTTATTGCTAATTCAGAAGAAAGTGGAGCTTATATAAGAAAAAGAATTTTCAATTTACCAAAATGACAAGAGACGAGATACAAGAACAAGCATTGAAAGCTACTGAAGGTAGACATAGATGTGGTTTGGGTTTGGGCACAGGGGTCGGTAAGACCCTTGTTGGCCTAAAACATATTGAACAACATTGTACACCTCTTAAAAATGTTCTTGTAGTTGGTCCAACCAGAAGTATTCTATCTGAATGGCAAGTGCAAGCACATAAGTTTAAGAAAGACAGGCTGTTAAGCCAGGTTACTTTTACCACTTATTTAAGTCTAAATAAACATGATCCTGCAGATTATGATTTACTCTATCTTGATGAGTGTCATAGTCTATTGGATTCTCATAGAGAGTTCTTAGAGAACTATAGTGGTAAGATATTAGGTTTGTCAGGTACTCCTCCAAAGAGAAGCCATTCTGAGAAAGGTGTAATGGTCAATGAGTTTTGTCCTATTGTCTACAATTACTTTATTGATGATGCAATTGAGGATAATATCTTAAATGACTATAAGATCATTGTACACCAGCTCAAATTAGGTACAGCAAAAGATGTTAAGGTAGATACCAAATCAGGTGGTTTTATGACTACAGAACAGGCTAACTATTCTTATTGGTCTAATAGGATATCCGGTGCTAGTGGCAAAGGACTGCAGATAGCAAGAATTATGCGTATGAAAGCTCTTATGGCTTATCCAAGCAAAGAGAAGTATGCAAAGCTTCTTTCTGACAGTATTAAAACCAAGTGTATTATCTTTGCTAATACTCAGGAGCAAGCAGATAGACTCTGTGAACATAGTTATCATAGTAATAACTCTAAGTCTTTAGAAAACTTAAATAAGTTTAAGAGAGGTGAGATACTTAAGTTGGCTGCAGTAATGCAGTTGAATGAGGGTGTTAACATCCCAGAACTAAAGCAAGGTATTATCATGCATGCCTATGGTAATGAGAGAAAGTCTGCCCAGAGAATTGGTAGATTGTTGAGACTTAATCCTAATGACACAGCAGTAGTTCATATACTATGTTACATGGATACTGTAGATGAAGCATGGGTTAAGGAAGCTCTTGAAGGGTATGATCAAAACAAAGTCACCTGGAAAGATTTTAACATCAAACTTTGAGGTACATGATTTTTTATTAATTTAACTGAAACAATATGGTTTTGGAAAAGACACATCAGCTGGTTTTATACAATGACTCAGAAAATGATTTTCTCTATGTCATGGCCTTGCTTATAAGGTATTGTAACCATGAAAGAGACCAGGCTGAACAGTGTGCATTGATAGCACACAATGTAGGTAAATGTAATATCAAGTCAGGCAATATAGTAGACATACTTGAAATGCATGCTAATCTTAGTCAATTAGAACTTAAAGTAGAAATTGAAGAGTATGCAGGTGATATGTATTGATGACTCAAGAAAACCAAAACAGATTCCTCAAGAGAAGTGGATAAGAAAAGGTCAAATCTATACAGTAATAGGTGCGTCCCATTTAAGTATTCAGAAGAACAAGATTGGTCTAAAACTAAAAGAAATAGAATTAGACCAGTCTTGCTTTCCATATGAGTACTTTGATGCTAATAGATTTAAACCAACTGAATTAGCTGAAGCTTTATCTAAGGAAGAAGTGTTTGAAATGGAACAAGTTTAAACCTTTAAAATTTAATGTATGAAAACATCAATGCCAGCATGGATTGGATTTGCTATCTGGGTACTTTGTATCTACGGATGGTTTGCCAACCTGTATAAGTTTAGTCAATGTGATTTTGATGTACCCCTGAAAACAGAAGTAATACGCGGAGTAGGTATTGCAATATTTCCGTTGGGTATTGTAATTGGATATATGGACATTGAAGATGCCAAAAGTAAAAACTAAGTATGGTAAGGGTTATATTACAAGAGTATTAAACTCTATACCAGAATCTAAACTAGAAAGAATAAAGTGTTGTGTTAGGATTGGGTATAAGCCAGCAACAATTGTCAGAGAGTTTAATATACCGCATAATTGGGCAGAGATACTGCATGATAAGTATTGTTTACCTGACTATTCACCTCCTGCTGTAATAGGTCATAAGAATGAAGCTTATTATAGTGATGAAAAATTATCTATGCCGGTGTATAAACTTGAAGATTTGACTGGAGAAGAAAAGCTTATTGCAAAGAAGGACACATCAACAAAACTTTGGACATGGGAAGAATGAAAGATATTTACATGGAAGTAGTTCAAGAGAATGGGCTACTTCCAGAAAACTTTAGTTTAACTGAATACTTACGCAAAAAGGAAATAGAAAATGCTGAATGGCAAGAACATCAAAAAAATCTGCAGTCCCAGAAGGAGAACAGTGTTGGAGAACCTGATCAGAATGGAGATTGTAAGCAAAGCAATGGTGAGAACTAAAGCAATTTGTATACAGAGAGTGAATAATGAAAGAGGTGATTAACTTTTTCAAATACTTAGTGGTGTGGATAAGTCAAAACTTGTCCATACCATTTTGGATGGTGGGTCATATTCATTTATCCACTAATATCTATGAAGATATTTATGAAATCTTAGCTTCAATTGGAATGAATCTAATTGTTGCTGTAGGGTTTATTATAGATTACTTAGATTCAAGAAAATAAAAACTTAAGCCTCCATAGCTGTTAGGGTCGCAACTGAAGCAGTGAGTGGTTCAGATAGAAATATGTAACAAGCATACTCTATGACGGTAGAGATTTGAAAAAAGATGCTGTAACCTAGAGTAATCTGATAGGTGGGTTCAATTCCCACTGGAGGCACAAACTTTTAAAATCAAAGAAAATGATTGTATTTCACATAATTGCAGTATTATCAGTAGTAATACTATTTATTTCATGTATAGTAATTGCATTTACTGAAAAGTATATACCAATATGGATAAGAATTATTCTGCCATTGCTTACATTTCCTTTGGTTCTTGCAGTATTAGATTCAATTTATAGAAACCTTTAAATTAGAGTAAGATGAAAGCAAAACTGATTAAAGAAAAAGACTACTATGACTTGTATAAAATTGATGAAGATGGTAAGAGAGTAACCTTTGCATCTACTGAAGATTACAAACAGAAACTATCCAAACAAAACTGTGATGAGATATTTGGAGTAGTTGATGTTGAGAAGTTGGCAGATTCAATTTTTGAAAAAGAATCTTCCAATATGCTTCACCCTCAACATCAAATGAGAAATACTTTCATATTAGGATTCAACAAAGCAATGGAGTTGAATAAAGACAAGGTGTTTAGTAAAGGAGATATGGCTTATATTATGAACATAATGTCAATATATGAGCTTTCTTTTGAAGATGCTATTATCAAATTTCAATCCCTACAACAACCAACAGAAATTGAAGTTGAGATTGAGATGAAAAAAGTTGTTGATAAAACAAAAGTGATTGGTGCAGTAAAGGGAGTTAAGGGTAGTGGAGATAAGATTACAACTTATAAATCAGTGCCAAAACTTGACTCAGAAGGATGCCTTATATTAACTAAAAAGATTTGATATGAAACAAGAAGAACATAAACAAGAGTTTGATAGGTCTAAATACATAGCTGGTATTGACCCTATTGTTGAAGAAACACTTGAAGAAGGATATGAAAGAGTATATGACTCAATTGATTATACTGAATTTGATTTCACTTCTTTTAAATTAGGTGCTAAACGGCAAGCTGAAAGGATGTACACTTATGATGAGATAAGAACTATTGCATACAATGCTTACTGTAAAGGTCAGTTAGATAATCCTACAGAAGGTGAGTTTAATCTTTGGATACAACAATTTAAAAAGAAGTAGTATGGGATTTATATTAGGATTTGCAATAGGTGGATTTGTCATGTGGATTGGGTTTAAACAAAATTTAATTCAATGGAAAAAAGACCTTGAAAAACTAAAAGACTTTGATACATGGAAAGAATGGAAAAACAGACAGCAGTAGAATGGCTGGTTGAGCAATGTGGATTAAAACCTGACGGTAAATTAGTCATACAAGCCAAAGCAATGGAGAAAGAGCAGATGTTAGATTTTGGTGACTTTATTATTGATGAATTAGAACCTATGGCTCAGAATAGAGAATGGGTTGAGGAAAGATATAATTACTTTAAATCAGAATAAGATGATTCACAAGAACAGCAATCGGGTGTTAGGCTATACTGATGATGCCACACAGTGTTTACACAAGGATCCTAATCAGGTGAGTGATTCATTTTTTTAAATCAGAATAAGATGTCAATAGTAATCATTAATGCCACATGCATATTTATTGCATTTATGGCCGCAGTAGTAATTGGTATAACTCAAAAGGATATACCATTGTGGATAAGGATAGCATTGCCTGTGTTTACATTTCCTCTTGTGTTAGCAGCAATAGATTTGATTATACGTAATTACTTTTAAATCAGAATAAGATGCCAGATATAAGTAAATGTGAAAATGAGGAATGTCCTCTAAAAGAAAAGTGTTATAGATACACAGCTACACCTTCTCCAGGATTACAATCCTATAGTTACTTTAAACCTGATGAGGAAGGTAAGTGTGATGCGTTTTGGGATAATAAAATGTATAAAGATGAATGATTTTAATGAGAAATGGTACACAATTGGTACTGTAGTAGGCATATTCGCGGGAATTGCAATTGGTTTTTTAATGTTTAATTGATTAGTTATGAAAAAGTTAGTATTTGTTTTATTGACATTGGTTACATTTAATGTAACTGCACAGTTGGTTGTAAAAGAAGCAGCTAAAGACACTGTTATTTGGCAACTTAGTAAGTTAAACCCAGTACCTAAACTTGTAAGGTTTAAACTTGAAGATGTAGAAAGCTACACAATTTATTACAAGAATGCTCAGTATACAGCAATTACTGATATTGATTACATCAGCATCGGTGATTCAACAACTACTAGGCAGTTCTTTGAACTTTGCAAACAAGTAATAGCAGAAGATAAAGAGTATAATGTTGAATTAGACAATAAAGATATTAGTCTAAGAAAGACATTAGGAACTGTAATGATTTACACCAGTGGATCATACTTTTATTTGTCAGATAAGAACTTAACAGCAATACTTGAAAGACTATGAGAGTAGAGATTTTAATGAATGGTACAGTTAAGATTGTGCTTATTCCAGAGAATGATATTGAGACAGCTATTGTAAAGCAGGTTGCTGCCGGTGGTGTAGATGCTACTATTATTACGCAACACACACAGATCTTGGATAAGGTTATACAAGATGGATTAGTTATATCACCTCAGAAGGGAGATGGCAGTAGTTTCAAAGGTTAAGAGAAAGTCAATGGTTATAAGACCCAGTGGCCGTAGTACGGACTTTATTAGTCCAAGCTTTGGCCACGGGTGTCTTTATAACTGTACTTATTGTTACATGAAGAGACACAAACCGGAAGGATTAAGCATAGCAACTAATACTATGGATATCCTGACGGAGATTAATTCACATGCATACTTTGCAGATGTAGAGAAACCAAATCAGACGGGAGAGTATGTAACTTATGATATTTCTTGTAATGAAGACTTTGCTCTGCATGCTAAATATCATGAATGGGAAAAGATCTTTGCATTCTTTAGAGATCATCCACTTGCTATGGGTTCATTTGCTACTAAGTATGTAAATAAGGATTTACTTAAGTTTAATCCTGAAGGTAAAATCAGAATTAGATTTAGTCTTATGCCTGAACATTATAGAAGAATACTTGAACCAAATACTTCTTCTACGTTTGAAAGAATTGAAGCCCTTGATATGTTTATTGATGCTGGCTATGAAGTTCATCTTAATTTTAGTCCTGTCATTGTAAAAGCTTTTTGGTTAGAAAGTTACAGGGATTTGTTTGATGCAGTTAGTGCAAGAGCAAATGTTTTTGCCTGGGATACTAATGATGTCAAAGCTGAAGTAATCTTCTTAACACACAATGAACAGAAACATTTGTACAATCTAGAGCATAATCTACCAGGTGAGGAGCTATTATGGAAACCAGAAATACAAGAGAGTAAAATATCTGAGTATGGTGGTAAGAATATCAGGTATAAACATGATCTAAAAGCTGAGTATATTAAACAGTTTACTGAGCTACATGACCAGATTATACCTTGGAACACAATAAGATATATTTTCTGATATGGCAATTAGTATAGGTGGTGATTGGGATATTGATAAAAAAATATCCAAAGCAACTCTAAGTAAAAGAAAGAGTTTGGTAAAGAAAATTATAGAAGAACACTTTGAAATGACCTTAGTTGATACAACCCCTGTTGGTAAGAATCTAAATTACTTATGGTGGATGTATAGAAAAGGTACAAAGCAAGATCAATTTAAACCCTTCATTCTAATCTTTGAGATCAATTTATTAGTATCTTTAAATATACTCAAGGAAGATGAAGGGAAGAATATTGAATCTATGCTTGAGTCTCAGGATGAGGATAACTACTACATGGCTCTTCTTGTCATTGACAAACAACGTGAAGAAAGAATTAAACTTCACGGTAAATGGAATAAGACAGATGTATCAAAAGAGTTTGTAGATTTGGTAATGAATTATTCTGATAAAGTAGTAAAGAATTACCCAATTAATAAAAGATAAATCATGAGAGAAGAAGAACTTATAGAAGAAGGATTTGAGAGAGTTGATGTTCTTGTAGAAGAGAGTGGTGATCAAAGTGATTACTATTACTATACACTTAATCTTGAACCTGCTCTTGATTTGACATCTAATGCTAGTGATGAAGCCGGTGAAAAGAATTGGGTAGTTTACTGCTATGACTTGGAGATATGTATTAGAGATATAGAAGATATACAAACTCTAATTCTACTCTATAAGAAGTGGGCTAAGAATAAAATGTAATCCTTATGTTTTCAGGAACTTTAGTGAAGAAAAACTCCAAGCTGGGTTATTCTAATAAGAAAGATATGCTCTTGTATAATCTCTTCTTAGAAAAGATACAGGAAGGAGAAGAAGTAGAAATATTTATTTGTAAAAAAGGTAAGAAGGGTAGTGCTGCCCAGATTGCTAAAATACATGCAAGTATCAGAGAGCTTGCAGGTGAATTAGGTTTTAGCTTTGATGATATGAAACTTATTATCAAAGAGAAAGCCGGGCTTTGTTATGAGATATATGATGATGGCACAAAGAAAGCTATGTGCAAATCCTTTGGTGATTGTAGTACTATGGAGCTTACTCTTGCTATAGAAGCATTAAATGAGTTAGCTAGTAAGTACAATATTATTCTTGGGTAGGTGCTACATAACCTTCATCACCAGGTTCAAGAATTTCTTTTTCATCATAAAGATTATTTTGCTGAGCTTGTCTCTCTATTTCTGCTAGTAAAAGTGTTGTAGTATAGAATGATCTTTCAAAGTCATTCATATCCTCATACTTACCAGTCATAATTTTCTTTAGAGATTCTTCTCTTTCAGAATCATCTTTGATTGTTTGAAAGAGATGGTAAGACAAAGCTTTTACCATTAAATAAAAGCTCTTGTTGACTTTAACTTCAACAAGTGCATCATTCTTAAGTTCTTTTACTTTAATTGCCATAACACAAATATAAAAATTATGAGTTACAAACTTGATATTGAAGAAATAAAAGACAAAATACATGCTAAGCTAGAACCATCAGGATGGGGAAGAGTACTAAGAACATTTATCTACAGTAAAGAATTTGAGACTATTGTTAGTCAGTTAGTAAAGCAAACCCAAGATGGTAAAAGATTTACTCCTACTATGAAGAACTGGTTTAGAGCATTTGAAGAGTGTCCCTATGATCAGTTAAAAGTAGTTGTAGTAGGTCAGGATCCATACCCAGGGTTAGGTCATGCTGATGGGATAGCATTTAGTCTTAAAGACACTGATGATATGCAACCAAGTTTAGAGTATATGTTTGATGCAATAAACAGAACTGTTTACAACGGTGTAACTGCATGCAGAGATAAAAATCTAACAAGATGGGCTAACCAAGGTGTGTTGTTACTTAATACTGCTTTGACAACTAATGTAGGTAAGGTAGGTCAACATTATCTTATATGGAGACCTTTCTTAGCCTATGTGTTTGATTGGTTATCTTGGAATAACCCAGGCCTTGTGTATATCTATATGGGTAAAAAAGCAGAAGAGTGGTCAGACTGTGTTAATGATAACAACTATAAGTTCAATGTAACACACCCTGCTTCAGCAAGTTACAACAACTTAAAAGAATGGGATTGTAAAAATGTTTTTCAACAGACATCTGAGATAGTAAAGAGAAACTATAAATTTGACATAGAATGGTAGATATCTTTAACAAACTGCTTAAGAATGATCTTACTCCTAATCAACTTTATTTGTTGTGGTGTAAGAAGCATAACATGTGTCCTTTGTTTAATCTTAACCTGACCGTAGAATATATGCGGTTAACTAATGATGGATGGTTATTAGAAGATGGTAAATTATCTGGTAGAGCATTTGTCTTAGTACAGGAGTTAGAGTCATTCTTCAAAAACAGTAAGAAGAAAACATCTTCTGCTATTATGGGTGAAGATTTTGACAAAAGAATTGATGAATATTTAGAAATTTTTCCTAAATTTAAACTTCCATCTGGCAAATATGCTAGGACTGACAAGAAGAATTTAGAGAATAATTTTAGGTGGTTCTTTGAGAATCACAATTATGATTGGGAGACGGTGATTAATGCAACAAAAATGTATGTAGATGAATATGAAAGGCAGGGATATAAGTACATGAGGACATCACAGTACTTTATCAGAAAACAAAACTCCGCAGAAAAATCATTTGAATCTGAACTAGCAAACTATTGTGAAGTATATCAGAATGGTGGCGGGGATTACACAGAAACACATTTTAGTGAGAGAGTAGTATGAGAAGTTTTAGACTTCTCAGTATTGCTGTAATAGGAACAATCATTGGTTATACAGTTATTAACCTTGTTATTGTACCCCTGTCTATCTGGCAATATCTGGGAATAGAATTAGTAATTACAGTGTTACATCTTCTCTATAACTACGCAAAGAGAGAAGAACAAACACAAGTAATAGATGAGTAATGTAAACAAGACTCCAAAGAAAAGATGGAGTAGTCAGAGGGAGGGTTTTCAAGAGTCACTTAGATATCTGCAAGGTAGAATGCAGGGTAATATCAGAAGCCTCAAGACACCTTGGCCAAAGTTTAATGATGCTATGACAGATGGTATTGAATGGAATACTATTACTGTTATTGGAGGAAGACCTGCAAGTGGTAAGACATTGATTGCTGAGCAAATTGTAAGGGAATCATTTGTTCTGAATCCAGGGGAAAATTTCAGAGTCTTGCAGTTTCAGTTTGAGATGCTTGCAAGAAGTTCTGCAATCAGGGAATACTCCAGTGTCATAGGTAGGTCATATAAGTACTTATGTAGTGCTGATGGTAAGCTAAGTGATACTGATTTACAAAGATGTTATGATTATGCAAAGTCCAAAGTTAAATATCCCATAGATATAGTAGAGACACCTTGTACAATAGCTGAATTCAAGGAGATTATAGGGGAGTATATGATGGAACACGCAACGTATGATTCTACAGGCAATATGATTTTTCCAAAAGTGTTGATTACTATAGATCACTCTTTATTGTTTAAGAAAGCACCTTATGAGAAAGATAAGCATGATATGCTTAACAATCTTGGTGAGATGCTTACACACCTCAAAAGAGTTTATCCTATAGCTTTTGTTGTGCTGAGTCAGCTCAATAGAAATATAGATAACCCTGAGAGAAATGAAGAGGGTAAATATGGTAATTACATACTTGAATCTGATTTATTTGGGGCAGATGCTCTGTTACAGCATGCTGATACTGTTATAGGTATCAATAGACCTGCTAAACAGAAGATTAGGTTTTATGGCCCTGATAGGTATGTGATTGAGGATGACCGGGTTTTAGTATTACACTTTCTAAAATGTAGAAATGGTGATACAAGACTAAGTTTCTTTAAAGCTGAATTTGAGAAAATGAAAATTGTAGAGATGATTACACCTCCTCAACAGGAGAAAAGACTAACAACTAAATAATGTAAATTATGAGTTTATCAACTAAAAGTACAATCAACAGGTATGAGAAAACTGAAGAGCTGATTAAACACCATGAGTGGAAGTTTAATCTCATTCAGGAAGACAGTCCTTTGTTTATTCCCAAGTGTGCTTATGTTCCTAAAGGAAAGAGTGAACAACATATTGGTTTCTTTCCAAGTGAGATCAAGAAAGGTAAGGACATTTACACGGAGTTTACAAGTATTGAACTTGAACCTGAAGACCCAAACAGAACTCTTTACAAGTGGAGGCATAATCCTCACTATGAAGAAGAGTATGACAAAACTGAAGTGACCGCAACAGGTCAATTTAGGTATTTGATTCCTGTATCAGAACTTGTTAAGATTGAGTTTGAACCACAGGATGCTACAGAGACAGGTGTGTTTCCTGACTTTGAAGAGATAATGGATCCAGATTCTGATTCTCCTATCAGTCAATTGACTATTAGAGATCTTGCTGCAATCTTGTTAAAGAAACCAGTGAGTCAGAAAGCATGGTTAAATGAAATTATCAAATCTTAAGTTATGGGAATAGTATTGCCAACAACAAAGCAAGCTCCTACTCATAAGAGCCCTAAGAATCTAATTATCTTTTCTAAGCCTAAAATAGGTAAGACAAGTTTGTTGAGCACTCTTGACAACTGTCTAATCTTAGACTTAGAAGGAGGTACTAAGTATCTTAACTCTATGAAGGTAGAGGCCAGTAGCTTTGAAGAAATCAGAGAAATTGGAAAAGCTATCAAAGAAGCAGGCAATCCATACAAGTACATTGCAGTAGATACAATCACTGCATTGGAAGAGATGGTAGTACCTTATGCTGAAGTGCTTTATTCTAAGAGTCCAATGGGTAAGAACTGGTTTAATCCAGGTGGTGGTAAAGAAAAGTATGGAACTATTCTTGGCCTACCTGAAGGTGCTGGTTATTATTGGACAAGACAAGCCTTCACTAAGGTGATTGATTACATTCTAACTTGGGCTCCTTATGTGATCTTTGTTGGTCACGTAAAAGACACTCAGTTAGAAAAGGCAGGTGGTACATTTAATGCACTTGACCTAGATCTGACAGGTAAGTTAAAGAGAATAACAACTTCTAACTCTGATGCTATTGGTTACTTGTATAGAAAGGGAGATAAGAATATCCTTAGTTTCAAGACTAATGATGATATCTCTTGTGGTGCAAGACCAGAGCATTTGAGAAATCAAGAAATTGTGGTTTCTGAAATTGATGAGACCGGTGAGTATAAGACTTACTGGGACAAAGTATTCGTAGATTAATAATTAAAAACAAACAAGATGGCTTTAAGCACAACAGACCTAGTAAAGGAAGGTGGCGGTGGACTACCTAAGACAATTGCACCAGGAAATCATACACTAAAGATTAATAGTGTAGCACTTGAGGAATTCAAATTCATTGCAAATGCATATCATGTGATGATTAATGTAGAAACTGAACCTATTGATGGTTTTGAAGGTTTCATGATTGACAAAGATGATGAAAGCAAGGGTCACTATGCAGGTCAAATAGGTAGGGTGAAAGCATCTCAGTATGCATATGCTGACGGTGAAACTAAATCCGGTATTAAGATTCAAAGAGATAGGTCTATCCTAATCTTCTTACAGAACTTGTGTAAGTCTTTGGATATTAATGACTGGTTCTTGAGCCAAGATAACAAGCATGACTCTATTGAAGAGTTTGTTGCAGCGTTTAATAGTACTGCACCATTTAAGGATAAGTATCTGGAGATGTGTGTAGCAGGTAAAGAGTATGAAGGCAAAGGTGGCTACACAAATTACGATATGTGGTTACCAAAAGGGTCCAAAGATGGATATGCCTTTGCTCCTAAAGGTGGTAAAGTTCTTCAATATGATGAGGCTGAACACCTTAAGAAAATGGAAGTACGTCCTGTAGAATCATTTGGTGATGATATGGATGTACCACCTAGAGTTGCCTCTGACTTCTCTCTTGACTAATAGTTGAGGGGGAGTTAGAAATAGCTCCCCCTTTATTATTAAACTTGCTGTTATGATTTCTACAAAAAATATTATTGGGAGTATTAATGATGTCCCAGCAGAATGGGTATTTGAATATTATCTTTCATTAAGTGAGAAACTGACAGGTCAAGATGTAAAGATTCACTCTGTATTTAAGACAGAGAAAACACCATCAATGTTTGTTTACTTTAAAGCCGAAAATAATGAGTATAAGTTCAAAGACTTCTCATCAGGCAAACAAGGTAACAAGGTAACACTAGTCAGTGAACTCTTTAATATAACTTATGCTACGGCAATCAACAAGATATGTTCTGATTATGAAAGGTTTCTGAAGGACAATAACTATTGTTCTGTGAATGAATACAAGATTCAATCAAAGTATAGGGTAAGTGATTATGAAATGAGACACTGGACAAATGTTGACGGTAAGTTTTGGATGAAGTTTAAACTTAATTCTGATTTACTTGAGAAATATAATGTCTCCGGGCTTTCATATTTTACAATGCAGAAAGAAGAAGATGGTAAAGTATCTGAGATAACATTTAGAGGTAATCATATCTATGGTTACTTTAGAAATGATGGTACTCTATACAAGATCTATCTTCCTAACAATCCAAACAAGAAATTTATCAAAGTACAAAACTATATCCAGGGTCTGGATCAGTTGACGTATGAGAAAGAGTTCTTGATTATTACATCCTCACTAAAAGATTTAATGGCCTTTGCTAAACTTGGATACAAAAATGCAGAGTCTGTTGCACCAGACAGTGAGAATACTATGATTCCAGAACAGTATATTAAGTCTTTTAAGAAGAAGTATGGTGGAGTATGTGTCCTGTTTGATAATGATGAAGCCGGTATTGCTGCTGCTCAAAAGTATCAGGAGAGATATGGACTTAGCTATATAGTGCTGGATATGTCCAAGGACTTATCTGACTCTGTAAAAGATTTTGGTATACAAAAGGTAAAAGAAAAACTACATGGATTATTAACTAATGCACTTAAGAAATGAGTTGGATATTTGAAGGTAAAGAGTTTACAATACAGGATATTCCTGAAGGAGCAGTAGGGTTTATTTATATTATGACAGCCATAATAGATAAGAAATCTGTTGCTTACATAGGAAAGAAAAACTTCTTTGCTAATATCAAGAAGCCGTTGGGTAAAAAAGCTCTGGCTATGGTTACTGATAAGAGACTCAAGAAGTATAGGCATGAATTAAAGCCTGACTTTATAAATTACTATAGCAGTAACAAGACTCTTAAAGAATTTGCAAAGTCTGGAGGAGTAGTTAAAAGAGAGATTCTCCGTATATGTAACTCAAAAACTGAGCTAACATATCAAGAGACTAAGTATCAATTTATGTATGAGGTTCTTGAGAAGGATGAATACTTGAATAGTAACATCTTAGGTAGGTTTTACAAAACAAAGTAATTATGACAGAAATAGAAGTAACAGGCCTCTTAGTTGAGTTGGCCAATAAGGGTATTGGTGGAATATTTATATCATATGATGGCGGAGGAGACTCTGGGCAAATAGAACAAATTACATATACAGAAAAAATGATTGATGATCTTGATACATTAGAAGAGATGTACGATCATGGTATTGATTACAATAATGATTTACAAAAACTTGATTCATCTTTATATGCACAGTTAGAGAATTATGCATATAGAACTTTGTTAGATAATATAGAAGACTGGTGGAATGAAGAAGGTGGTTTTGGTTATGTAGTAATACATATTCCCTCTGGTGACTATAGAATAAACAATAGTATACGAGTAAATAATGTTATTGATCATATTCATGAAGGTAAACTAACAGAAAAAACTAATGGATGATTTTAGATTTTGGTTAGAGAATTTGGATACTCAAACTCTGACAGATGAATTAAAGCAAGAGATAATTGAATATGCTGAAGACTTAATAGAGGATGCACATGCTGAAGGTTATCAACAGGCAAAAGAAGACGCACTTGAAAAAATAAGTTCTTTATAATGGCACATCCGTATGAACATGCTAAATCTAGTGCCCGGAAATGGGGTGGAGAACCTGAAGAGTATTTAAAGTATCATGAATGGTTTGATGCTACTAAAGCTTGGTTAGGAAATAGCATGCATAGAATGTTTAGGCATCACAGTGAAGGTATATTTGAATTGGAAAGACTTTTTGGAGTTAGCTTTATTAACTCTATAGGTAAAACAGTATATACCAGATACATAGGTGAACAACATGTAAAGGAGGATTGCTTTGGATATATTCCTAGTGCAAAAGAATGGATTGATAACATTAACAGTCCAAAGGAGTGGATGATTAGAACAATTAAAATTGAAGACTGATGAAAATAAGCAAAGAAGAAGCTGAGAATGTAATGACTATGTTGCTGTCTACAGATCAGGAGAATGCAACAATAGGTTTTGCTGCAATTGAGGCTTTTAAATTTAGTAGTGACAATGTTGGATATCTGATTTACTTCTATAAGTTTTCTAAGTATACTATTGACCAGTGGAAGACAAATGCTCCCAAGGCAACTGCTGTACTTAAGAAGCATATAAATATTGAGAGACCCTTAACTTATGCAAGAGCAATTCAAATTATGATAGATTTGAAAACTAGTAAGGATGCAATTGAGCTAACTCTAAACAGACATGTTGGAGAACTTACAAGAATGCTTGAGAGTATGGGTTACCCTACAGACAAAATGGTTATTGATATTAAACTCAAAGAACAATGAGTAAAGCAGCAACACTTGCAAAGGCAAGTAAAGACTTGATGTGGAAAGAGCCATTCTATGGGTTCTTTCTTATTATGCTAAATAAGGTGTGGGATAAAAGAGTTCCCACAGCCGGTGTTAGTAAGAATGGTATCAACTATCAGCTTACTATTAATGAAGACTTTTGGACAGATCTTTCTGATAATCACAGACTGGGTCTTCTGAAACATGAGTTATTGCATATTGCATATTTTCATTTGAGTAAATTCTTTGAGTTTCAGGATAAGAGAATGGCAAACATTGCAATGGATATGGAGATCAATCAATATATTGATGACGAGTTTCTTCCTGAAGGTGGTATTAATATAGATGATTATCCTGATTTGAATTTACAGAGAAAAGCAGGTACTAGGTATTATTATGATGAGCTGAAGAAAGCTCAACAGCAAAAGCAACAGAACGGTAGCTCAGGTGACTCTAACTTTGATAAGTTATGTGATGCTATGGAAGCTGGTGCAATTACTGTTGTAATATCTGGAGGGCCTATGGGTGATAAGGAAGTAAACATGCCTAATCATGGTACTTGGGAGGAGTTTGAAAACTTACCAGAAGCAGAGCAAAAGCTTATTGAAAAGCAGTTAGCTACTCTACTTAATGAAGTTGCAGAACAAACTGCTAAGAAAAGGGGTAATGTACCTGGTCATATTGAAGACTTTCTAATTAAAGCAAATCAAATAATTCCACCTAAGTTTGACTGGCGTGGATATATTAGAAGGTTTACTGGAAATAGCACAAAGGTGTTTACTAAGAAGATACGCAGAAAGGAGAACAGGAGATATTCTGATAATCCAGGTCTTAAGATTAAGATGAAACAGCATATGCTTCTTGGTATAGATACTTCTGGGTCAGTGAGTAATGATGAACTTCAAGAGTTTATGAATGAGATGCAACACATCCATAAGACCGGAGTTGATATTACTATTATCCAATGTGATACTGTTATTAGATCTATAGAACCATACAATGGTAAAGATGAGATAAAAGTACATGGTCGTGGTGGTACTGAGTTTGACCCAGTATTAGAGTATTATAATGCAAATCTTAGAAAGTATACAAGCCTTATTTATTTTACTGATGGTGAATGTGGTGCTAGTGTAAAACCAAAGAATCCAGTGTTATGGGTTCTGTCTGAAAGATCAAGTATGAATAATAGCCTTCCTGGCAAAGTAATTAAGTTAGAACTTTAAAAACAAACAAAATGGCTCAAGTAAAATTAAACATTGATGAACTGAAAAATTTTATAAATCACATGGTTGTTAACAACCAGTTTATTCAAGCTCAGGGTAAAGTTCCTGTAGCTGTTAATATTGAGGGTGAGGCAGGTCTTGGTAAGACTTCTTCTATCCTGCAACTTGCAAAAGAGCTTGACATGGCTGTAATTAAACTTAATCTAAGTCAGATTGAGGAGTTAGGTGATTTGGTTGGTTTTCCGTTCAAAGAGTTTGAGGTTGAGAACAAAGATGGAGCTAAGAAATGGATACAAGAGAGTTTGCTTGATACTTATATCAAAGGTGGATTTAGACCTACAAGTCAAAGCAGAATGTCTCATGCTTCTCCTGAGTGGATTCAGGGACAGGGTGAAGGTGGCTTCTTGATTCTTGATGACTATACTCGTGCAGATCATAGATTTATGCAAGCTACTATGGAATTAATTGACAGACAAGAGTATATCTCTTGGAAGTTACCAAAGAACTGGCATATTGTTCTGACTACCAATCCAGACAATGGTGACTATAATGTTACTAGTCTTGACGTAGCTCAGAAGACCAGATTTATTTCTGTTGAGGTAGACTTTGATGTAAACGTATGGGCTAAGTGGGCAGAATCTGCAGGCATAGATGGTAGATGTATCAACTTTATGTTGATGAATCCAGAGGTTATTGGTAAGTCTGTTAACCCAAGATCAATTACTACTTTCTTTAACTCAATTAGTTCTATTCAAAAGTTTGAAGAAAGCTTGCCGTTGATTCAAATGATTGGTGAGGGTTCTGTTGGTGATGAGGTAGCTAGTCTATTCACTATGTTTATTAATAACAAGTTGGATAAGATTATACCACCACAGGAGATCATAAATAATCCTAATGAGCAGTATGTAATTGGTGCTTTGACAAGTGCAGTTGGTAAGGGAGATGACTTCCGGGCAGATTTGTCTAGTGTGATTACTACTCGTGTTATCAACTATTGTCTACATCATGCAGAAAACAATAGTGTGCCAGATGCAATGATTAAGAGATTGGTAAAACTGACTACAGACTGTGACTCATTTACTGATGACCTTAGATATTATATGGTCAAAGAGATAGTCAATGGTAACAAAGTTAAGTTTAGTAAGCTCATGATGGACAACGCGGTAGTCAAGATGGCAGTCAGGTAAATCAGGATTACATCAGTTCCCCCCTTAACGGAACACCTACCTATATTTAAACAATAATAGGGCAGTGATATAGCTGCCCTTAATTTCCTTTATTATGAAAAGATATCTTCATATAAATTTTAATAATTACAGTCCGCTGGAAATTAAAGACTTATCCTTTGTATTAGGATATATGGATGATCACAATGAAAAAGATTTGTCTGAATTTATTACTGTACACAAAGATATTAGTATTGGACAGAATGAGAAGTTTTATTTTCTGCCTGGAGTAACTATTCCAAGAATAAAACTAAAAGATCTCTATGCTAGTACTAAATCTAAAACAGTACGTGACATATCTGATGCAACTAAGATTATTACAGGCATCAAAACTATAAATGCACTGTCTGATAGAAGATGGTATCATTATGCTAAAACTGAAATAGTAAAAGATCTGATTGAACAAAGAAGTGTAGATATAGGAGAGTCTAGATACAAGGAGATTATGGAAATTCTAAATAACTATAAAGAAGATATAGTTATTGGTGGTTCTGATCTTCATAACATACTAAAGCATTATCATTATGATACTGAAAATTATTCTAGATATTCTGTAGGCTTTACTTATATAAATAAAGACTATGAAGACTTGTATGAGCATATTGCAAAAAATGATATTTATGATGAGGCATCTTTAATCAGTATTGTAAACGGAGAAGACTCTACTACTATTGATGAAGCAATGTACCAGACTCTTACTGAAATGTTTACAAGTTCAGATAAAGATAACTGGACTCTTGCAATGGAGATCATGGCTAACTGTAACTATAATGAGAGTTTACTGTATCTATCTTTTCTATTTGAGAAATATTCTAATAGAATATCAGATCAGAAAACAAGAAATCATGTAAACTTTAAGTCTTTGTGTTCTTATATGGGATTCACTAGTACTACATATTGTAGTATGAGGATAGATGATGTAATTCAAATTCAGTTAGATAAGGATGTTTTTACTAAAGAAGCAGGTCGCAGAATTCTTGAACAGTACAAATCAGACATTGAGTATGGAGGAAACACAAAATTCCTTAAGGTTGCTAAGATCACCTTTGATGAGTCAGTAATGGAATATTTAAAACAAAAGGAGGCAAAAAATGAGCCTGAGCATATTGAATGAGGAATTAGAAAGATTCTATTCTGAGAAATTTTATTTCAGTTATAGTAGCATAAACAAGCTTATGTATTCACCACAAGCTTTTTATAGTCACTATATACTGAAACAGAAAGAAGATAAGACAGATGCCCACCTGATTGCGGGTAGGGCACTGCACTGTCTTCTGTTTGAACCAAATAAGTTTGATGATTACTTTGTAATGTTACCGGGTAAGATTCCAACAGAAAGTAACAAGGTGATTATTGATCATATTTTTAATAATCATTATGTTCCAATGAATAATAATTCATTATCTTTGGAAGACTTCCCGCAAGAGATACTCAATCAGCTACTCACAAATAATCTTTATCAATCACTCAAGACTGATGCTCAAAGAGTAGAGAAGATTCTCACTGACAACAACAAAGAATATTTTGATTTCTTAAAGATCAGAGATACTAAAACTGTAATTGACCCTGCAGTAAAACAACAGGCAGAAACATCAGTTGAGGTTCTCAGAAACAATGACAAGGTTAAAGCTTTACTTCAATTGGATCATGATAACTCTCAGAATGTCACAGTGTTCAAGGAGTTACCATTGATGTCTGATTCTGACAAATATGATTTTGGTTACAAGGGTATCCTTGACAATGTTGTTGTAGATGAAAACATCAAAACTTTATTTATTAATGACTTAAAGACAACTAACAAAGCAATTCAGGATTTCCCAAACTCAGTTGATTATTATCGTTATGATATTCAAGCAGTGATCTATTCAATTTTAGCTTATAATGAATTCATAAAAAACAAAACAGACTCTGAAGAATGGAAGATTGTAATTACGTTTATTGTTATTGATAAGTATAACCAAGTCTATCCTTTCCAAGTGTCTGAAGAAACACTGGCTAAGTGGTATGATAATTTCTATGATATTCTTACACAGTTAGAGTATCATTACAAGAGTAGAGATTACACCTTGCCCTATGAGCTAGCAGTAGGTAATGTAAAACTCTAAATTTTATGGCAATAGATGCGCTTTATAAAGATTATTTTCAAAAGTCCAAGGTGTTCTTATATCCGCTCCTTGGTTTAAAAAGAGGTAGTGCAGCAGCTCCAAAACAGTGTTATCTGAGTTGGAATAATGCTATCACTCCCGAGGATATGAAATTAATATGTGTTTACACAAAAAGATCTGATTCAGAATACAAGCAGTTTGAAGCAAAGTTTCTAATTAATCATAAGAGATTATCTGATTATATAGAATTACAAGACAATGAACTGCTACTAGCATTTGATTTTTCTGACATAGAATCTGATTGGAAGTATTTTATTAATGGTAAATACAGCAAAATGGACAGTGATTTAAGGCGCAGAATCTTAAACCATTTTGATAAGCATAGCGGAAGCTATCCTTATTTGGAAAGTTTCCTCTTTCCAAATAAGTACTTCAGCCTTTATTCAACACTACTAGCTGTTGATGAACAAATTTTAAGAGATGTTGGAGAATTATGTACTCCTCCAGACCTAGAAAAAGAAAACTTAGTCGCACAAGTATTAGATTTGGAAAACAAAAAAATTCTAGGTTAATTTGTCAAACAATTAAAAACCAACAAAAATGAATCCAATTGGAGGTAACATGCTTCTTGTAAAGTCTTCCTGGAATGACGGAGAAACTTTCAGAATGCTCCCAGTAACAGAAGACTGTCCTTATGTAGAATGTATCTTTGATCCTTCTACCAAGGTGTTTGTAATCATTAGTAAAGTAGTAAAGACTACATTGCACATGCTGCCTAAGCTTGATGACAATGGTGATCCTGCTCCACTAAAGACTAAGAGACCTAATGGTAGAACTGTGAAGGAAGAACGTAAGACTATTGAAACTTTTCAAGAGTTTTACATTGAAGACAAAGATGCTATTAATGCTTTGGTAGACTTGTTTGCTATTAACAAAGACAAGTTTGATTACAAGAAGTATTTAGAAGTAAAGTAAACCCTGTTGAAAACAGATAGAAGGGGGAGTGGGTAACTACTCCCTTTTCTTATCTAAACACATTACAAATGAAGACACACTATGTCATGGATTACGAGACTCTCAGTAATTGTTTCGTAGCAGTATTTGAGGATATAAAAAGTACACACACTGAAGTATTTGTAGTACATGATCTTCAGAATGATATTGATGCATTGATTGAGTTTCTTGAGAGGAATGTCACCCTTGGTGAATGGCATGTGTCCTTTAATGGTCTCGGGTTTGACAGTCAGATTACTGAGTATATTCTTAGGAACTCTGACCAGTTGCGTGAGATGGGTGGATGTGAGATTGCTGAATGGTTATATGGTAAAGCCCAAAGTATTATACAGAAACAAGATACCGGTGAATGGTTGGAGTTTAGTCCAAAGGATCTCCAGATTAACCAGGTAGATGTATTCAAACTTAATCATTGGGATAATCCAGCTAAGAGAAGTTCACTAAAGTGGATTCAGTTCACAATGGATTGGGAGAACATAGTTGATATGCCTATCCATCACAGTACTAAGATTAAGTCTCTTGATCAGATAGAAGAGATAATCAAGTATTGTAAGAATGATGTGAGCTCCACTAAGAAGATTGCTTTCCTTAGTAAAGATCAAATTGCTCTCAGGAAACAACTGACTGATGAGTATAACATCAACCTATTCAGTGCATCTGAGCCTAAGATTTCAAAGGAGTTATTCTTACATTTCTTGAGTAAGAAACTCAATGCAAAGAAGTATGATTTAAAAGGTCTGAGAACAAGACGGGACAAGATTATTGTAAAAGATATTATCCTAGACTGTATTAAGTTTAAGACAGCAACATTTCAGAAGCTACTAAGTAAATTTAAAGAAGTAGAGATTGACACAAAAGAAACAAAAGGTGGCTTCAAATATTCTATACAATACAAAGGAGTAAAAACTGATTTTGGTCTTGGTGGTATTCACGGTGCACGGACAAGTAAAGTCTATGAGTCTAATCAGGATATGATAATTATGACTAGTGATGTTACTAGTTTCTATCCTAACCTGGCTATTAGAAATAACTGGTCACCGGCACATCTTCCAAAGAAAGAATTCTGTGAACAGTATGAGTGGTTCTTTGAGGAGAGAAAGAAGATACCAAAGAAGGACATTAGAAACTATGTCTATAAGATCATACTTAACTCAACTTATGGTTTGAGTAATGATGAGAATAGTTTTCTATATGATCCTGAGTTTACAATGAGAATTACAATTAATGGTCAGTTAACTCTGGCTATGTTGTATGAGATGATTGCAGAAGGTATCCCTGGCTCTATCCCTCTAATGCAGAATACTGATGGTCTTGAGACTATGATCCCAAGAGAATATCAGGATAAGTATTATGAGATATGCACAGAGTGGGAGAAGATTACAAACTTACAATTGGAGCATGACACATATAGTAAAATAATCTTAGGTGATGTAAATAACTATATTGCTGTTACTGAGTCTGGTTCTGCTAAGTGTAAGGGTAGATTTGAGTTTGAGAATCTGGCCCTACACAAGAACAAAAGCTTTGCTGTAATTGCTAAGGCTATCTTCAACTATTTTGTACACGGTATTAAGCCGGAGGATTACATTAAGACAAACAGAAACATATATGATTATTGCGGTGGCAAAAAGATAAAGGGTGATTGGAAGTTTATAGAAGAGTTTGTCAAAGATAGAAATCATACTACTAAAGATTTACAAAACACAATAAGATATTACGTTTCAAACAAGGGTAGTAAGATAGTTAAGTTAAACTATCTAGACAATAGGCAAACACAAGTAGAGGCCGGTAAATGGCTACAGAAACTTTTCATAGACTTTGAAGATAAACCTTTTGAAGAATATGATATTAACTATGATTATTATCTAACAAGGGTGTACAAGGAGATAAAGAACCTTGAGCCCAACAAAAATCAATTAACACTATTTTAATTATGCCAAGAAAAATTAAAGATGTAACCAGAAATTATCTGGAGAATGTTCCTCTGCCTGTACATGGGCAGAGTTACACTGTAATTTCTCACAAGTCTATTATTGATTATGCTAATCAAGAACTAGCTAATCAAGGGTTTGGTATTCTAAATGAAGAGTATAGGTCTTCAATTGATGGGCAGATTGCTCAAGGTATATACAGGTTGCAGTATGGTACTGATCCTGAGATGAATGTCATGTTTGCATGGACAAACAGTTATAACAAGCAAATAAGATTTAAGTGTGCAACAGGTGGTTATGTAAATTCTAATCAAACTGTAATGCTTGCCGGTGAACTTGGTAGCTATGCTAGAAAGCATACGGGTACAGCAGATGCAGATGTGATTGCAAGTATGCAAAGTCAGATTGTTAATGCTACTATGTATTATAATCAGTTGGTTGCTGATAAAGAAGTAATGAAGACTATTACTCTGAGTACAAGAAAACAAGCTGAGTTGCTTGGTGTTCTGTTTGCAGAGTATGAGATTCTTACTACTGAGCAGGCTAGTATTATCCGTCAACAAATGGATAAGCCTAGTTATTTCTACAATGGTGGTAAAGATACTCTCTGGGCATTCTATAACCACGTAACTGTAGCATTACAGCAGTCTCACCCAAGAACTTGGATGGAAGACCAAAGAATGCTACACTGGGTAATTAGTAATGAGTTTGATCTTACTGCAACAGCACCGGATCTTACACAAGATGAAGAGCTTAGTGCACCAGCTATTGATCCACTCTATGTGATTCCTAATCAGACTAACCTGTTAGATCAGATTGCTGAAGTAGAAGAAGAACCTTCAAGTGTTACTTTAAGTGAGACAGTTCAATATACTGATATTCAAGGTAATACATTTGAAGCTCAAGTGGTAGATGTAACATTTACAGAAGAGTTAACTGAGGCAATATCTGAGAAGTTTGAGGCTGAAGCTGAAGAACTAGTATGGAATGTTCCATCTCTAGAACCTACTCCTGAAGAATATGAAATCTTTGAGGAAGAGGAGAGAGTATCATTTGATACTATCAACCTCAATGAATCTACTAAAGTTGCAGTAGTTGTAGAGAATAAGAATGATGATTTTGATCTAAGCTTTGACTTAGATGAGAATCCAGATAATGATTTGTTTTTGTAAAGAAAAGGGGGAGTCTTAGGACTCTCCCTTTCTTTTTTTTAAATCCTACTATATTTCTCCATATTCTCAATGAGTGTTTCTGGATCACCAGTTTTTCCAGAGAATCCGAATGCATTGAGTGTATGAGTTATAATTTTTGCAGAACCTTCATCTTGCCATGAGTATGGTCCAACATCTCTCTTATAGTATGCACTATCATTCATGATTATCATGTTAACTATGTCTTCAAAGATTTTCATGTAAATCTTTATAGTTGAGTTAAATGCTGGACTTGTGACACTCATAAACTTAGAGTATTCATCAAGACCTAATCCTGGTATTGGCATATATGTTGAAGTTTCTTGTTGAACTCCAAGTAATAAAAAGAGCATATGATTAGTCATATAACCTCTCAGTTTGAAATCAGGAGTAAACAAAGGCCCTGATGCCTCTCTCATTTTTTCAAATCTGTCTTCATCATCATCATCATATGCAAAGATTAATAAAGCAGCAAGTGCAAGGAACAGTGTAGTAAAGCCTTCACTTACCATTCTTCTAACATCTGCTTTATCTTGTTCATCCATGTAATTATAATAGTTACCCCAAGACTTGATAAGCTTATAGCCTGCAATAAATGAAGTAATATAGTATCCTCTTGTTGGTTGCCCAAGTCCCCAGTCATATCTCTTACCACCCCAGTTACCTTTTTTAGTAGACATTCCGAATCTCTTTACAAAACCTGTAGTTGCCCACTTTCTCATAAAGAAGAACATTCTATATGCTAAGTACATATTACCTTCTGGTTGCCCAAACTGGTCATAGTTACCATACAATTGTCTAGAGACAGTCTGAAACTGATTTTTAAATCTCTTAAACTTAACACCCTTGGCAATAACCAATTCAGTACCTGTCTCAAGATCTTTTACATCTTTAATTTCATTCTTAGCTTTAAGATCTTCAACTGTAATGTAATATTTATTTGCAATCTGCTCAAGTGTTTCACCTTGGATATAAGTATGGTAAACCTGACGATTACCCCATTCTGGATCAATACCTTTTTTAAGTGTCATTACACCATCTTCATCAAGTTCCCATGCATCAATATATCTTATTGGAATTACAGTACCATCACTTAACGTCTGATCAATGTACTTATGGTGCATAAACCCTCCAAATAACTGAAGAGCAGCTTCAAATTCACCAAACTTTCTAAAGTCATACATCCAGGAGCCATCTACTAAGTCTTTAATCATACTTCTTCCAACTGACATACCGTACTGATCTTCAGTTTTAAAAGAAGGATCAAACTGTTGTATAAGTTGTACTGTAAGACTCTGTTGGCCGGTAGTATAGATACCTTTTGCTGACCACTCTGTGATAGCTTTAGTAGCCCAAACTTTACCAAGTGCAAGTGTTTTTAAGTTTACAAACTGACCACCACTTGCCTCTATAACATTTTGTACTATCTGACCATATCTGTTCTTTAAATCTGAAGGTATGTTTACAGCAAGTGTTGCCATCCCTGCTGTTCTTTGCATAAAGTTGGTAAGCTTAAATAGCCACGGGTTACTTTCCTCAATACCTACTACATTCCTTCCGTAGAGTTCTCTCATTACAAGAGATCTTACTTGCTCTCTTCTATTGTAGACTTCACCGCGTGACTTAGATACAGCCTCAAGAATACCTTCTACTTTGAATTTTTGTCTGCTTACCTTTCTTGGATCTTTAGGTGCATTAGAAGGGTCATCTAATGTTTCTAAGATACCTTCTATGAGAGCTGCAGATTCAATAAGCTTTGTTTGTAAGATACCAGACATTTGATACCTAAAGAAATTTCTAATAATATCAGGTGAAACCTTTTCAATCTCCATGTTATACGTACCACGGATTGGAACATAAGCAATTTCTTCACCTAACAAATCTGTGTTTACAAATATCTGATTAGGGTTAAAGTTATGGCTTCTTTCAAATTCAGCTTCATTACTTGAGCGGAAGTTGTCATCTATCCATGCTTTAAATGAACCTTTAATCTGAGAAATTTTCTCAGCCATATTTGTTCCTTGTAAGACTTCAAGACTATTATCAATAAAGAACCTAGGCATATCATAGCCTACTCTTGAAGAAAGAGGTAAGTTTTTTTGAATATCAAGTGAGAACTCTTTTAGTAGCTCAATTAATTCAAACTGTGGTGTATTCTTTAACTGTGCATATTCTTTATTGATGTACTTATCATCAGCAGCACTATTCTTTTTACCTGGCTCATACTTTCTTGGTAACCAGTTACCAGCAGGGTCTTTATAAATACCAATGTAATTTTCCCAATCTTCACCAATAGGAATAGTACGGTATTCATTTCTTACTACATACTTAGAATGCCTAGCATTTGGAATACCATTAAAGGTTACCTCTTTACCAGTTGTGTTATCAACTACTGTAGTTTTAATAATTTGATCTGGATCAGAAGGAATTGAAATGCTATAAGCCATTAGTCTTTCTCTAACTAATGTAGGTTTACCATTTATAAATTTTTCTACCTCTACGTGATTGTTTACAAACCACTTACCAAATTTATCATCACTATAAACTAATTCTGCAAACTCAGCTGAGTTAATAAACTCATCTACATTTTCAGGAGTAACTTCAGGTTGACCAAGTTTAGTTAAGTAGTAGTTTAGAGTATCAATATAGTATTCAGTAGGCACTTTACTACTTAACTCACCTAATCTTTTGTAGATATCATTCATCTCTTTTCTTTCAGTAAGAGATAAACCTTGACCTTGTTTTTCAAGTAGAGAAATGTATCTTTTCTTTTCTATACTAGAAAGCTCTTGGCCGGCATCAATTCTAGCTTGATAGTTATCAAACTCTGTTAACTGTTCATCAGTAAGACCAATGTTTCTGTTGTAGTTATCTTTGAACTCAATGATTTGTTCCTGAAGTTCTTTGATTCTTTTTAATCTATCTGGTCCTAATTCAGAAGGAATAGGTTGATTTTGCTCATCCCTGAATCCATTCAACAAGTCAAATATTTCTTCATAAGCACCACTCATATCAAAGTCAGATGCCATAGATAGATTTTCTTTAGCCTGTAGTTCTCTAAGTCTTGTTATATCTTCACGCTTAGAATCATAGTATTCCTGAGCATAAGCTACTCTAAGATTTTGTTTCTCCCACTGTTTTATTTTATCCTCAAATTCTTTATCACCCCTTACAATATTTTGAGATGTCAAGAGATCAATGAACTGATTATATGCATTCTGAAGTGAGCCTTCTTTAGGAATAAATGTTCTGTACTTTTTATTCTTTTCTCTGTACTCTCTAAGAAGTAATGCTTTAGATAAATCATATACTCCATTAGCCGGATCATCAACTTTAGGACTACCATCGGCATAAGTAAGTTCAAAGAGTTTCTCGTACTCTCTCCAAAGAGCCTGAGAAGTAGAATACTTTTCAAATCTCTCTAATTCATCAGCATACTTTCTTGTTTCTGTTCTAAACTTATCAAGTACAGTTTGTCTATCTAACCAGGCTAGTTTACCAATCTCAGATTCAAATAATTCATCAGCTTCATATACTTCAGGTAAATACTTATTCCACATGTAATCCATGTTGAACTTTCTAAGCTCTTTAGCTGCTTCAGCTATCTTTATTGTATCACCGGTTTCTCTAGCCTTTTGATAGTTATTATCTAGGTTCTTAAGATCAAATCTATATCCTTTAAATTCATTCTGAAGAGTATGTACAAGTCTTTCTACAAGCTCTCCTTGATCATTAAATATACCTACAGTATCTTCAAATGTTGTAAGCTTAAGAAGTTGACGTGTTGCTAGCTTGTTAAAACCTACTTTTTCTAATGCTTTTTCTAGTCTTGCTCTAAATCTTTCAGACTGTTGCAATGCTTCATTCATAGCATCAGTTCTTAGATCTTGAAGATATACAGCAAGACCACCTACTATAGGGTCATTACTTGATGTGTATGCTTCTAAGAATCTGTTAAACCAGTTTACGTCTTCTACCTTACCTTCAAGGAGATCTCGTATTTTACCTTCATCAACCTTAAAGTTGTTATAGTCAGTAATGAACTCTTGAACAAATTGTTTATTAGCTCCTCTAGCAACTAGAGCATTCATATCATCTTGTCTAAGATTATCATCAATGATTTTATTATAGAACTCTTCTATTTCTTCATCTGACAACGGATCTTTTATTTTTTTAAGGGATGTTAGTAGTTTTGACTTAAGTTGATTTTTAACAAAGTCATGCATGTATCCTGTATATTCTTTATAGAATTTTACAGAAGACTCTTTATAGATCTCTTTAAGTAAAGTATTTCCCCGGGAAATATTAGTATTAATCTGAGAAAGCATTTGTGAGAAAGGATTATTAGTTGCCATAGCAAAATCCTTTACCATAATTTGATCTGTGTTGTACATCAAATCTTGCCAACCGGCCAGTAGGTTGTTATATATACCTACTAATGTCATTACTGAACGTGACCCTAGATTTTTATTTGACTTTAACTCATATAAATCTTTTACAATATTATCTACTATATTGTTAATAGTATTGAAGCTATGTACAACATTTATAGATTGCCGGGTAAGATATTCTATTCTTTCCTGTTCAGATACTAATGCATCATCTATTACTTGTTCTCTTGTTCTTTTACCTGTTTTGGTTACTGTCTGATAACCTACTAAACTAGTACTGATACTAGGAAGTAATTCATTTGTCCCTTCCTTTAAGATAGCTTTTTCAAGCATCTTATACTCAGGTGAACTTCTTTTAAGTTTTCTTTTAGATTGCAGAGAAGCATTAACATTAGAATAGAAAAGATTGATTGTCTTCATCATTGCATCTGCAGAGATATTCTTAGCAATTTCTTTTGCAGTATTATCTAGTTTGTTAATCCTATCTTTTTCTGCCTTTAAGAACATAAGATAGTCTTTTTCTGTAGGTATAGCAGCTAAGTCAAAGACATCACTGTTTACCATCTTTTCAGCAAGCTCCTCTAATGTAGTATTAGCATTAATATCAGATACTTTAATCTTTTGTCCAAATAGTTTTCTTAAGATCTGCTTTATTGAATAGAGTAGATTTCTAATGAAGCCTTCAAAGCCTTTAGACTCAACTTGTTTATTGATATTATTATATGCACTTTTCTGTAAAGCATGTACAATTACTTCTTCCTTAAAGAGATTACTTCCCTCTTTTAGTTCAGGATAAAGTCTTTTAACTTTTTCAATTATCTCTTGCCCTTCAGGTGTAAACTTTACTTGATCATATAAGTTATTAAACAACTCAGAATTGTCTCTTCTGATAGCAGCTATAAGTGGGTGAGCAAATTCGTGTAAAACACTATTAAGATTAAAGTTCCCACGTACAAAATATGCTGTGTTACCATAATAGAATGCCGGTTCACCATTATACTTAATAGGTGCATCCTCAAGTATTTTAACTGCAGTATCTCTATCAACAATCTGGTAACTTATACCAAGACCTACTTTTAATCTTTCTGCCATAGCCTGGGCTATTTCTTCAGACTGATTTTCTTTAAGCTTAGTTATAGCATCTTCTACTGAAACTATTTTAAATTCAGGTTCTCTATAAAATGAGTAATCCACTTCTGGAGTTTTCATGAACATAGGAGTACCAGAAATAAACTGTTTAAATCCTTCTATATCTTGTTTAGAACCTAATATGTGAATTTGTTCTGGTTCAAATATTAAAATTTCTTTGACATTAAGTATGTTAGTAACAGAATCATATCCAAATTTTTCTTGCAAAATATCTGAAATAGATTTTACAGTGATTTGTTTATTATTAGCAATTTCCCAATATTTTCTTCTGGTATTTTTATCTAATGTGTTTGAATCAATGCCAGTCATTTTTGCAACAACATCAAAGTAATTAGACACTTGAAATTTTGGATCTTCTTCTTTAAGCTTATTTGCTACTGTATTGTAATCCTCACCGTATTTTTCAAAGATTTTTTTTGCATTGACTATAGTAGGTATAGTATAATTTCTTGACCTACTGTATGCACGTTCTTTTCTTTTATATTCTGCCCATTCCTTTTCCCATTGTTCTTCTGTATAGTCACGC